CAATATGCCTGTTATATTGGTTTTATCCATACTTTTTCGTTTAAAATCCGGTTGATATTTTTAGCATTTAGGATGAGATATATTTCAATTCTTTTTTTAAGAATATTTCCAGAAAATTGTAATTTTATTCATTTTTTTGTCATCTATGTAACTGTAGGAGACTTCTGTCAAATGATACCACTGCGCCAGATTCTGTGCAGCACGCTTCACCTCGTTATTTAAAATGTCTTCTTTTGCAGTTTTATAAACTGATTCATCGGAATATTTCAGTACAACTTTCGTCTCTCTCGCCGAAATCACCTGGTTCATTGCTTTAAGCGCCGTCTGACCATCATATTCTGTATAATACATTCCATTAACTACATAATAATTCAAATCCATCTTCGTACAATCTGGAAGTTCTACTTCCAAATCCGGCGTATGAGTCCGAAACAACTCATCATCATCACAAAGCATATAATCGTAGCTGATATTGTCACGAATTTCGTCATCCATTACATTTTCAGCCTCCTCTTCCGACTCCTGGAAAATTGGATCTCCCCACGTCACATCCACATAATAATAATCGCCGTCACATTTCACCAAATTCCATGCATGAGAGATCTTATGACCATCACTATCACTGAAAGATTCTGTCACCTCCCCAGTAACATAAGTGCAAAACAGCCCCTGCTTCTCCATGAGATACTGCATTGCTTTAGAATAACCGGCACACACTGACTTTTTTCCAATAAATACACTGCAAATATTTTGGTTATCTTCTGCTGCATCATCATAATCCACCTGATTCACAATATACTCATAATCATAAAGAATCTTCTCATAATCCGAAGCATTTTCACTGATACCGGACAGACACTCCGACACCTCCATGTCAATCTGTGTCTTCTTTTTTTCACATTCTTCTTTCGTATACAAATATCCCGGCATCACAGACGTATAATTCTGAAATCCAGAATAAGCTGTGGAAGAAGCTGTACCATCGCTCCAGAAAATCTCCGGATAATCATTCAACACATAAACAAGAAGTTCATTAACACGTTCCGGCTTCTGGCTGTGCACATAAATTTGCTCTACATGATCCAAAAGCCCCTGCAAAAGCTCCTGATACACTGTCTGCTCTTCTTCACTTAGTTGCTGATAATAAAATTTACCGTCCATTTCTCCGATTTCTTCTGAAACATGCTGATATATCACCGGATCCTGACCAATTAATTTCAGCATGACATCTTTTATATTGCCATATTCCCTGTATTGATATACTCCACAGGCAATCAAAACTCCCATTACTAAAATCAGGAATCCCAAACCTCTATGGCGTCTTCTTTTCTTCTTTTTTTCCATCTATAATCCTTTCTTCACATCTCACACATTTTCTTTCTCTATCATACAATAAAAGTAATCTAGTTTCTATGAGGTATTTTTTATTATGAGCATTTTTCATATAACCGACACGCCGGATTGGGGGCAGTTGAAAATAAATCTGACTTCCAGGATTCATGCACATCCTATTGAAAATGCACGTATTTCGATTTCATACACTGGAGTCCCTGATGAGACATTGGAAGAGTTGACTACAGATTCTTCCGGTCAGACCGACACCATTAATCTTCCTGCACCTCCAATTGAATACAGCTTAGATGAAACAAACGAATTGCAGCCCTATTCTGAATATACAATTTCTGTGGAAGCAGCAGGCTATGAATCTATCCAGATTGCAGGTGCTGAGATTCTATCCACAGTCACAGCTATCCAGAATATTTCCATGCGTCCGCTCATTCCTGACACAAATCAAAATTCTATTTATGTGATACCTGCACATACATTATATGGAAATTACCCGGCGAAAATACCGGAGGAAGAAATCAAGCCATTAACCGAAAGCGGTGAAATTGTCTTAAGCCGGGTCGTTATTCCTGAATACATCGTTGTTCATGATGGAAGTCCGAGAGACTCCACCGCTAAAAATTATTATGTCCGTTACAAAGATTACATCAAAAATGTGGCATCCAGTGAAATCTATGCAACCTGGCCCACCAATACGATTCGCGCAAATGTACTGGCAATTATGTCCTTTACATTAAATCGGGTCTATACAGAATGGTACCGGAACCAGGGCTATGATTTTACTATTACATCTTCCACTGCATTTGACCACAAATGGATTCCTGAACGGAATATTTACGATTCTATTTCAATCATCGTAGATGAATTATTTGCCGACTATCTTGCAAGACCAAATGTAAGACAGCCGATACTTACACAGTATTGCGATGGAAGACAGGTTCAATGTCCAAATTGGATGACCATTTTGTAAGGACGTATAAAGAAGTTTCTACCTATTATATATGTCAGATTATACACTATCCTACATACTTCTTTCCACCATAATATGCAGCAATCCAGCCGCTTGGAATCTTGATCCAGATGTCACTACCGACTTTTCGAACGTCCTTGCAGGTTACGCGAGTGCCTTTCTTGAGTCTCCCGTTATCGTGCGCGTGTTGCTGTGCATTACTGGATAACTCCGCATAAGATTTTTCCGGATTATTGGTTCCCGGACCGGTTCGGACGCTCAGGTCGTCCACCTGTGTTGTATAGACTTGTCCGACGACATAAGCTCTTGTACTCTTTGAAGCGGAAGTCACTCCAGATCCATTGTCCAGGACTACAACTGTATGTCCCTTGGTGTGTGTAGCAAGAATATCTCCTCGTTTCAGATATGTACTTTCCTTGCAGCGCTTATCATCTTTCAGGATTTCGAACGCTCCTGTCTTTCGCAAGGTTTCCAGCTCTGACGCTGTGTTGAAATCTCCAACCTGTATTCCGGCATATAAGCAACATACTCTGACCAGTGCTGAGCAATCTACCTCCACATCAACATTGACCTTGCTGAGATTATAGTAATACTTAACCGCAATCTTTCTAAGGCTGTCTCGGTGTGCCTGGCAATAACCGATGTGATTATTGTTGCACGCTGCTTCCATTGCCTGTGCAATCTTCTCTGCTACAGTTGGATCTTTCGGTCTTGCTACGTACCAACCTTTTCTGTGCAGATAGTAATTCTGTATAGACACTTCTCCACCGGTCTGATCTCCGGCTTTTCCTCCGGTGGTGGTGCCCTTCTCATTAATACGTGCGCTTCCAATTCTTACTGCCATAATATCACTCCTATCAATAAGAGGACGATTACTCGCCCTCTACTTACACTGCTGTTTATACAACTGATTTACTCCGGTCGCTGCCAACCCACTCGCCATTCCGACCGCAATTGCATTAATCACATCTCCGGCCGGAAAGTCCGGCATCGTGTAGAGTCCGGCAACGCCCAGAGCTCCGCCACATACAGCCATGATGACCGGAATCCATTTGTCCGGAATTTTTTCATAAGCTTTGCAGCCAAGTCCAATCACGTAGCAGATTGCTACGATTCCTACTACTGTTCCTAATGTTGTGATATCCATACCTAATCCTCCTGATCATGCGCTTGCTTATTTATATGCTTCTCAATCTTGTCTATTGCCTCAGTTACTGGACCATTACACCCCTGCTCCTTAAGTCCTTTCAAGCAAGCGAGAATTCCATAAGTCAGCAAGCATTGTTCTGACTTTACTCTTTCAATTTCTACGTCCTGCTGATTCTGCTTTAAGTACCACTTGTACACCGCAAAAATAGCAGAAAAAAAAACCACTACGGCTGTCAAAAGACTTCCGGCCATAATGATTGTGTTTACGTCTACATACACTCTATGTACCTCGATTCTTAAATTTTGCGTAAAATAAAAAGACCTCTAGGGTCTTGCTCTAATTTCCATGTGTTCACCTACTTTTTAGGCTCTGCTTTTCTTGTGCACGATACAGGAAAGTCATAAGGATAGTCGTAAGGATAATCTATTATCTCATTAATATCCACGGAAATAACATATTTTTCTCCAGTATTCACCGTGTTCTTGCTTAACTTCACATTTGTAATTTCAAGCATCAGATTACCTCCACTTCTATCCTTGCCTTTCTCGTCGAATCACCAACCACGTATGTGATTTCCAACACATAGCATGCCTTGTTCTGTGGCGAGATTTTCACGTCAAGATAATGACCATCTATCTCGCACTCCCCATCCGTTTCTATCTCCCCATATCTGATAAGCTTATAGGATGCGCTTAATATCGTGAATGGTTCATCGTTGGGACTTCTGATCAGAAGTTTTACATGCTTATCTTCTCCTAGAATGAATTTTACCTTATTCACAGCAACACCCCCTTCCATGATGACACGGATACACTGCTTCTACTTGAAAATCATCATTTTGTATGATGGCATCATACTCTTCCGGAACGACTTCGGCAAAATAATCAAACGCGACAAGCTGAGCGCATAGCGTAGCTGGATCCACAATCAACAGCATCTTTGTACAAAACGCTACGTTTTCCGCATCGTCATAAGCTGTGACTTCAACCACATACATTCCATCTAAATCAAGAGGGACTGTGGTATTCCACAAGTCCCCCTCTGCACGCTCAAAGATAACTTCTTTTCCATCGACCTTACCGATTACTTTCGTAATCATACGGTACCTCCTTAGTCTGTCACCTTAACAGAGATAATGAATGTCTTACCGCAGTCAACTGGATTCGGTGTAAGAGTAATACCCTTGAATACAGGTGCCCCGGTATCAAGTGTTACCTTACGTGTTACAGTTGTAGTCTTGCCGGCTTTGTCTTTTGCAACAACGGTAATTGTGTTAGAACCATTGACAAGCGTAATCTCTTTTGAGAATGTACCATCCGAGTTAACTGCAACCGCCGTTCCATTGACTGTAACTGTTACAGGTTTAGATGTAACATCGTCTGTTTTACCAGATACAACCAGAGTGGATTTATTTGTGATAAGCCCATCTGCTGGAGCTGTAAGTGTAAGTGTCGGTGGAATTGTATCAATTGTAAATGTGACTGTCTTAGCTGTTGCAGCGTTTCCGTCAAAATCAGATGCTTCGATTGAAATAGTATGCGCACCATCCGCCAATGCTGTTCCTGGAGTGTAGGAACACTCGTAACCACCTGTGACTGCTGTTTTTGTAAATGAGGTTGCTACCTTTGCGCCATCAACTTTGATAACGATTGTATCTGGATTTACCCCAGAGTCATTATCTGTCACCTTAAACCTAATAGCTGGAGTTGCGTTTGTAATATACGCGCCAGCGGTCGGGTATGTGAAAGCAAGTGTTGGTGCGACTTTTTCAAGGACGCGAAGTAACAGATTTGCTCCTAAAGTAGCATCACTTTGATTTATTGTAGTTGAGTTTCCGGCATCATCTGTAGCTATTACAGAGCCCCCATATTTATGACCATCTTGTGAGTAACTGGATTTGCTAGGCGCCGGGACTGTTGCTTTATACTCCCCTGTAGATGCATCAAGTGTCAGATTATATGTCTGACCATCAATTATATATTGTACTGTTTTTACTGCCATCTACGTTGCCCTCCTACTCTGTCGCTTCTGTAACAAGTTCACCCATTCCAGAATCTTCCAGAATCTCTTTTACCTTATCCTTTAAAAGTCTCGGTACCTGCTTATAAGTTTTCTTTCCTAACATAATCTGCTGTGCCCATAACATTGCCATCATTTCTTTACCTCCATTGTTTTGTAATAATATGAATAAGTTTGTTAATAGAGTTACCATTATTGATATACCAACTCTGACATTTCAAGAATGCATTCCTGGAGCATATCAACAGTCTTTTTCAGTCCAGCATTCTCTGATGCTAAAGCCTCCATTTTTTCTGCTGGTGTCTCGCCAACTTTGTAGAGAATCACACCGATAATTCCAGCCGTATACTTCACGATAGCGTCCATATTGGTGTAATTCTCATACTCCCCCAATGTGGACTCCCGTTCTGTCACGGTCATCTTCTTGGTTTTTGCCTGATCCTGGAACATGTTTTTCAAATTCGCTTCTGTATCAGAAATCGTTTTGATTAGTAGTCCTCCGTCTCCGCGAATTGTTGCAGACTGGACAACCAGTTCCGTTGCGTCATTGAAAATAATCTTCAATTGTTACTCCTTTCCAGGAGGAATACTTAATAAAATAGCAAATTAAATATTTTAAATAAAGCAAATGGGAATGGCAGCGCGCTCAGAGTCTTCGATGCGACCGAAAATCTCGTATATGGGTGTTGGCAGAATGGATTATTCCGGTACGGTGGCTACTACGGCAATGGTGCACCGTCTGACTGGGCTGGTATCATGCTGGTGTCTCCAATCTTTCTTAACGGAGAAGTCAGCGGCTATCTTAAGGTCGCATGGGATATGGGCATGTCGCAGTACATCATGAAAAATAACAAAGATGGCTCCGTGGCTCATGCGTGGACAAAAATGTAATTACACATATATCACCAGTAGATTGAGCGTAGTTGTTCCGCCAAGTCCGGAATAATAATTACTATTGCACCTAACGTATACTTCTGACCAGTCTGGCAATGCTTGGATAGCAACTTTTCCGTAGACTAAGCCATTGTTAGAATTAGTTGTTGATCCAGGGATAGCAGAGATTATTTTTCCACCGTTTTTTATTATTTGATTTACTTCTGAGGAAAAGTCAACAAGTAAATTCGTATCGGTCGCTACAGTTTTGCTGAAGCATTCCACTTTTTTATTGCTATTTTATTAAGTACTCCTCCTTTCAATCTTGTTTTCGGGTTACTATATAAAAGCGCATAACAAAAGCACCCGACCATTGCCGAGTGTGAAGTGAGTGTGAATTGTGGTAAAAAAGCTATGCGCTTAAATATTTCTTGTGGTGATATTTCACCGATTCCTGATCAACGCTGCAGTAGAGCATTGTCGTCTCAGTTTTGGCGTGTCCTGCATGATAGAAGCTTCCTGTAACGGCATGCCTCTGTTAATGGCATTAGTAATGGACGTACCTCGAAATCTGTGTGGATAAGCCTTTTCGACTCCTGCACGTTCTCCGGTACGTCTTATCATATCTTCTATTCCAGCCTTCGATAACCGATTGTGTGGACTCTTAAGTCCTACAAATAATGCTGGATTATTATCGGTTCTGCTCTGCAGGTATTCCTGCAGATACATGTTCGTGCGTTCATTCAGGTACACCGCCCTTTCTTTTCCACCCTTACCGTATACAATTAAATCCTTGGTGCTCCACCGGATATCATCAATATCAAGACTGGCAAGCTCCGACACTCTGACTGCTGTCGAATACAGAAATTCCATCATAGCCTTGTCCCGGATAGTTGCGCAGCTTCTAAGCAACTGCTCACGTTCCGTATCTGTGAATGGACGCTTGACGCGTTTCTCCACCTTGATTGATTCCACCAGTACCATCGGATTTCGCCTTACCCGATCTCTGTCTCTGAGCCACACGAAAAAGCTACTGTACACTGCACGTACTCCCTTTAGCGTACTATTTTTCACTGCCTTGATATTCTTGTAGGCTCTCAAGTAGCTTGATATATCCCCGTCTGTTATGTCTGCCACCGGCTTATTGATGTATGATAACAATCTTGTCAGCTCATATCGATACCGATTAACCGTATCAGTACTCTTGCCCTCCAATGCCTTAGACATTAAGTAATCTTCCAGGTCAATCCTCCAGGAATCATCCACGCATTGTACCTCTGTCTTTTGTGCGACGTCGCACCCAGCGAATACCATGTGCAGCACATTCTTAAGCTCCCGGAGTTCCTCGTCCTCCAAGACTGGTTGCATTCTCCTTAACACTTCCATAATCCGTTGTTCCATATCAATCTCCTTTTTGCTTTATGGTAGCATGTAGGAAATTCATATGATGCAACAATTCGTTGCTTAATAAAATAGCAAAACAATACAAATTATAAAAAATAATACTGACTATCAGATATACACCCTGTGTGGCGGGAAAATAAAAATTGTATCCGGCAGTATTGTCAAAGAAGTTCAAGGCACGGATTATGTACGCTTATTTGACACAAATAAGATAGCGGAATTTTTTGGTGATTCATATAGCACAACCCGACTCAATATAAATACATATAACGGTGATAATGAAGCTACGAATACACGCTTTTTAGGGGCAGAAATTTGGCAAGGGCACTTATATCAGTATTTTTCGCAAAAGCTAAGTTGTAGTGTTCGTATTAATTACAGAATGGTTTACATATATCCATAAGCATTTTAGTCAGAAACAGCGATAGGCAAACTATTTCCATGTTCCAAAGCAACGCCAAAAAATCGTTATTGTTTCGCTTGCAGATTTGTTTGAAGAATATATCCATGCTTGAAATAAATCTGTACCAAGCCCATTTGGTGGAATTGAAATCCAAGGAGCACATGATCCGGCTGCTGTTGCTATAACTGAAACCCAGGTTTTGGATTCCATTGGGAGGGGAACATTAACTCTTCCACCACAATAATAATTCCAATTATCTGGAGTTTGCATATTTATATTATCAAAACGCTTACTTCCCCACATTTCAAGTGTGCCATCAGCGTATTTGCGATAATATCCATTATCATTATGACCAGATTTAATTATGCTATTGCTATTTAATTCAGCAATTTCTTTCTTCATAGCATCAATACCTGGGGCGACTTCAAACACTTTTTTGACTTCTGTAATATTAAGTCCATCAATAATAACTTGGTACATTGGCATGTCTGCCACATAATCACCAGCCTGAATATCTCCCTCTGTATATTCGGGAACTACCGGGTTTGATTCCGCCGGTGTTCCTGGATAACTTTCAAGTCAAGACCTTCTGTTCTATTGTCTTGGTTCTTTTCGTATCTAGCAACAATCAAGTCAATACGCTTCATTCCCTGACTACCATTGATGATAGTAAGAGAGTCATATGTATTTTTCTTGATTGATGCTGTGCACCCTTGATGCATCAACACACCGTCTCTGATTTTAATTTCATTGTTGGAAGATACCTCTGCTGCCAACTGCATTCCAGTCTGCAGTACATAAGATCCTTCTCCCACAACTCCAATATTTACATCTCTATCCTGTTCTGATGTTACATGGGGCTTTCCTGTATATCCTGTAATTATTTCCATTATGTCTCTCCTTCCAGTTTATACACTACTTTTTCTTTCCCGGAGGATATTGTCCATATCTTTCGACCAATCGGTTTTTTCATGCTAATTCCGGTCAGATAATCTTTTCCTCCAACAATATCTCCTAGATCGATATTTCCTTCCAACTTAGTCATGGTCATGTTGTAAGACATACTTGACTTCTTGCTTTCCAGTTCCTTAATTCCATTCTTAATCAGGTCATCTCTTTCTGATCCGCTGCTATCATATATAGCCGCAATTTCCTCTGCTCCCTTAAAATATTGCTGAGTCTGCGAAATTGTACCGTTCTGATCAGCGTATAGATGTATAACCAACCTGTCCTTTAAATCCCCTTTTCCAAGACAAATCAGATGGTTGATTCCGCGCCGGTTATCGTCAGTTATGAAATTCATGTTATTATCATTGGTCAGCTCATACTCTGATGACAGATCGTTGATTGGAACAGCACTCACTTTCACATATCCGGCCATACCAACATCACCTTCTTGGTATCTGATATCCAGTCGATATCCTACTGATTTCAACATCTTAACCAGTCCAGCATGCAAGGTACAATACCGGTCAAATTGATAATTGTTCACTGTAACACCCGTATCTGCAGTAACGCCATAAAAGAGTCCAGGGTACTCAGCTTCAATCTTGGATTTTATGATTGAATTAAGTTCCCCAGATGCTGTTGCGTAATCTTGGCCACTTAATGGCTGTATAATCTTTTTGGTCATCATTCCACGCCAGGTATCTCCTTTTGCACGGATTACATTGGTGCTTGTATCGGTGCTGATTTCTCGGACAATTCCGCCATACTCAGTATCCGGTGAAAATACTCTAGTTCCATATCTAATAGACCCATCCCAATTCCAACGCTTAAGCTCAATCTCAAAATCATTAATACTGTCGGCTTCATCGGCTCCGACTTCGAAATCTATATTTGCACCCTGGACATAGCCGATCTGCCTTCCGTATTGATCTGTTTTGATGAGATCCATTCCGGTACACTCCTTTCTTTGTACACCACAATGTCAAAACCGAATTCTCCGCTCCAACTTATTAAGATATCTCCTGCCGGAATTTCTGCAAATATAGAATTACCGGTTGCTTTCTTGTAGAAAATGTTCTGCTCTGTACCATTAGCAAGTCTTTTTATGATTGTTTTTTTACGCGAATCAATAACAATATACTCATGTGCTTCAAGCGTATCGTATACTTGATAGACCCGCCCGGCAATGGTAATTCTTGGATTCGCACACGGGCCATAGATAGTCATCTGAAAATTGCTACTTCTGTAATGATCTACATACCAATGCTCTGTTCCGGATAATGGTTTTGAATAGTCGTATTGATAATCATATGGATAATCTAAAAAGTTATAAATTCCCCCCTTGTCCGCGCTATCCGGATAGAAGCTCTTAGATTCTTCCTCTGCCCACATAGGATATGGACAGTAGATACCGAGTTCCATGTCTGTCCAGCAGTTCCGGGTAGATGACACTTTGCTGGACATATCCTTAATATAGCAATCAATATAATAGTTTCCAAACCATATACGCCCTGGAGTAAGATTTACAACATCATACTCAAAACAGTTTGTCAACTCATCCATCTTGGCTTTGCGTTCTTCCAGTGGTCCACGGAATGTTAATGTGATTTGATATGTTTTTGGTTCTTTTTCAAACCCATATACATCTGCTCCAATTTCCTGATCTGTAGCCATTGGTTTCCATTCATAATCGTGGAAGTAACCGGACGTTGGTCTCATCCGGTCACCCACAAGATTGTATTCTTTTCCATTAGAACATACATATTTGATTTCTATCATTCGAATACAACCCCCATATCTCTTAATGCTCGAATCAGCTCTCGTTCGCTTACATCTCCGCTTGGTTTTCCATCTATGATTGCAATAATCGCTCTTAATAATGCAATTAAAGTATCAAGTCGACTTGCTGTCTCATTTCCTGATGTTCTGGAGCTGTTTGCTGTTCCCTGTAAATCATAATTCAGATTTGTATTTGTAAATGGGCTTGTAGCAATGTCCTGTAATTTAGAGACTGCTGAAGTAATAGAAGGAAGCTCTCCTATAATTCCTTTTGCAAAACCAGTGTCAATCATCTCTCCGACATATATACCCCAACGAGAAGGAGAATGGATTCCGAAGAACGACAGTACATTATCCTTAAAACTTCCAAGCACTCCCTTGACAGCTTCCCACAACATATGTCCTGCATTTCTAAGTCCATTCGCAATTCCCTGGATAATATTGTGACCAATAGTCCCCCAATCAACATTTGAAAACGCGCTTCGAATTCCAGAAATAATTTGAGGAATCTGAGCTATAAGGCTTGGGATTGCTCGAATTAATCCAGCCGCCAACTTTCCAATAATCTCAATACCAGACTGCAGAACCTGCGGTAGATTCTGTCCGATTGTTGCCGTCATTTTTGCCACTGCTTGAGCTGCAGCTGTTGCAATCTGTGGAAGATTATTAATAATTCCATTAACTAGATTGAGAATTAGTTTTCCTCCTGCTGCTAATACAAGTGGTAACGCCGACCATATCGCATTTTCAAAATTAGCCATCAGTGTTGCTGCCATCGAAATTAATTGAGGAATATTCTGCAATATTCCATTTGCAATATTAGTTACGATTTCAACGCCTTGTTGTAATAACCCTGGAAGATTCGTTTGGATTGCAGTTGTAATCTGTAGCAGCATTCCGTTTGCCATTTCGTATAGCTGTGGCAATGCGGTTTGGACTTGTGTTGCAATCTCTGGCACAAATTGCATTAATGCAGTTGCCAATTGTGGTGTAGCAGTCTGTATAAATGTTACTAACGCCCCCGGAAGTGCAGAAATTACATTCCATACTGAAGGAAGTAAATTTCCAACAAGAAAAGTTGTCATCGTCTCTGCCAGTGCTGACAAAGCTGGTTTTATGTCCATTCCAAGAGCAATTTGACCCATAACATTTTGCGCTGCGGCCTTCATGGAGGCGAAAGAACCGGATATGGTTGTTGCCGCTTCCTTAGCTGTTGTTCCGGTAATATCCAACTGCCCTTGAATTACATGAATAGCCGAATATACATCCGACAAATTGTTGATGTCGTACTTTACACCCGTAATTTTTTGAGCATCAGCAAGCAGGCGCTCCATCTCTGTCTTAGTACCACCATAGCCTAATTTCAAGTTGTCCAACATGGTATAATTTTGTTTTGCAAATCCTTGATAGGCATTCTTAATGTCTTCCATGTTGGTTCCCATTTTATTGGCATTATCGGACATATCGGTCATAGCCATATCTGCTACATCTGCCGCCTTAGATGTATCATTGCTTAAGCTTGACAAGAGGCTTGCGGAGAAACTTGTGGTCAATTCCATGTAATCGTTCGCGCTCATACCGGCTGTCCTATAGGCTTCCGCAGCATTCGCCTTAACCTTGTCAGCACTATCCTTGAATAGTGTCTCAATTCCACCAAGACTTTGCTCAAGATTTGCGCCCTCGCTGATTGCTGATCCTAATGCCTTTCCAATTGCTGCAGTAGCAATAATTCCTTTTAACTTTCCGACTAATTTACTTCCAAATGAAGCCCCCGCCGGTTCTGCCTCTGGGTCTATTGCCTGTTGAATTTTTCCACTGATTCCCTGTGCAGACGGAATAATCTGCACATATGCTTTTGCAAGTTCTGTAGCCACTACTTCTCACCTCCTGTCAGTCGTCTCCACTCATCGTCAAAGTCTTGTCCTGTATCAAACGTTTCGATTACGCTTTCTGTAGTTTTCTTTTCTCCCATCAGCGCCTCTACCAATGATTTTGGACGATTAATTCCTTTTGCGCCGTCTGAACTATTCAGCCATGCAATTGCCCTCGTATTATCAGCAACCAGCGCCAATAGTGTTTGGTCTGTTGTAAGTTTTGAATCAGATATTCTCATTCCGATTCTTGAATCAGGCCTCAACCCACACGCAAAAGTCCCCACCGTCCGTAACGGAAGGGACTTATAGTCATAAATGCGATATGTTTCTGCAAAATCACAAATCAACGCCTCTTCATCTACGTTGATCATGTGGGCGAGGGCTAAGAGTTTTTTACTTGAGATCCTTTGAATATTTGTATAATTTCTTCAATCATTTTTGAAGCTGGAACCCTTCCATTTTCCTTTCTTACGTGGTCCTTAAGTGCTTCTATTTGTGCATCTCCAAGGAGTTGTCTTGCAGTCCCTGTAATCTTAGAGGTATCTCCATTATCAATGTCGCACAGGTTTTCCAATAATTCATAATCATCTAGAGCATCTGGCGGTAAAGTGTACCGAAACCCGCTTTCTGTTGTTCCTGTAATTGCTGCCACTTCATTTTTTTCTGTATTCATCTTACTTCCCTTTCTTTACGATATACTCATAGTGAGTCTGTCCGCTTGAATCTGGTGTAGCCTTGAGTGTTGTCTCATATCCAATAGCTTCGCTGTCTTTATAGACAATATCTGCTACCTCTGTAACTGCTGCCGATGGAATCACAATTCGTTTTAGCGCTTTCTTCAAAATCATGTCGACTACCCAGGCGCACGCTTCCGCCTCGCTATTATTAGCTTTTACTGTGATCCCTTCTTCTAATGTTCCAGTTACATTTTCGTCTCCATATACAGCCTTTAAAACTTCGATATTTGTGATTTCGAGTAACTTATATTTAAAACTGTCTTCTTTGCTTGTTTGCAAATCTAGAACAGTGTCGCCGCCCCACGCCTTCACGTTATCTGTCTCGGGGCTATTGGAATTTGTGATTCCATCTTCCGAACAGTATCCCAGCTCCTTAAATGCTGCATCAAGTTCTGTTTTGGCATCAGTCGGAAGCGTGGTTCCTAATGGCGCTCGATGGATTGCTCCACCGATTTTCGGTTTTCCTGCACTTACATGTTCTGTGTTCATCTTATCCCTCCTAATAATGGACGATATCATATACTGCCTGATACCGATATTTTTTTCTGGCAGTATCGGTATAGTTGTAATCTGTATTAAGTTCACACTTACTGATATCGTCCAATTCGATTATTTTTTCCATTGCTTCTTTTACCCGCTCATTGAGCGATGCCGCCCCGTACAGGGACGTAGAATAAGACTGGACTGCCAGAGTTGCCCGTTTTATATGGTTTCCTGTGCTAGATCCAGTCTTTTCAATCAATACATATTCATTTCCAAGATCATCCTCTTCTTCCAATCTAACCGGTATTCCAAGACTGGACTGCAGATAATCCTTAACGATTTTTTCCACCATGTTTTCCAACCGCCTTCAATAATCCGTTATTACCGTCATCTCCGCAGACTTTCACAACTGCTCGCGTCTGCGCTACATATGCTTCTGTTTCTGATGCACTGGCTATCTTATTCGCATGATCACAAGTATCGCCTGCATTTCCGGTGACTGCATTAACTCTCTAACACCGGCACGGTTCAAAACAATCTTCGTCTTACCCATATAACGCTACCTGCCATTTTTGATTCCATTCTAACGGGATATTCTCTTCAATGCCTTGTTGTGGAAACCCAATCACTTGCCAAGACATTCCGAAGAAATCCACCCGGCAATCCTGCCAAGTGTGATTGTCTCCTTTCGGAATCGCAATATTATATACCACTTTCTTTCCGGTCAGATTTAATGCGTCCAGAATTTCCGTGGTCGATGCCGGAGCTACAAGCACATTCTCAATTGTCACTGGTATTTCTTGGTGTAGCGGGCGATTAAATTCATCTTTTCCAATTACTGTCTTCTCATACAGCGTTACTGGAATTCCCTTGATCATCGATGCCATAAATATCCATCACCCCAACTTTCTGTCTTCTAAGACCTAGTCTGGATAACTCGGATTTCTTAATGAATAAACCGCCTCCAGGAATCAGATATGTTCCTGTCACCGAATAGCCCAGCGCTGATTGAGACATCTGTGTCATTGGCTCTGTGTCTGTCGATGTCATAAGTGTACGCGCTACCACGTCAACAGTCACAGATTTCGCAACATTTCGCAACGCCTCATTCTGTTCAATCATATTATCCAAATCTTTTCCAACCTTGTTGGCTTCATATCTTAGAGAATCCGAGACAACTGTCAGAAGCTTCTCTGCCTTGCTGTACTCGGATTCCTTAAGTTCACGCCACAGGATAGATATATCTTCTAGTGTAGCGAATGGATCCATTATTCTGTGCCCTCTTGTGCATCGTCTTTGGAATCGCCTTCCGCTTTGTTAGCCTTCTGCTTTTTAGATGGCGTTTTTTTCTCCTCGGATTCTTTGCCGGTAAAAGGTTCCCAGTTTTTGCCGGAAACCTTTGTACTTGTCTCAATAATTGCGCCCGTTTTTGTATTTTTATACTTCATACTATGCCTCCTTAATTCTTGCAAACCATTCTGGCACCAGGATTCCCCATCCCAGATATACTTCTGCACGGATATAGATCTGACCATATCCTTTTAAGTCTTTTCCCGAGTTGTCCGGATCACCATACTGAATAATTTCCATAGGGATTTCCTTTGAATATCCCCATTTAACCGCTCCCTGGAAGTCTCCAATAATACCATGGTCTTTCGTTGTTCCGCTAGATACAGTTTTATTGACGCTTGTCGGGATTCCATTAAATGTTGCAGGTGATGCTCCAAATGCAAATTCCGGATACTGCTTGATTCCATTCGCTTTGACTTTTGCCATCGATGATCCGAACGTCTTCGAAAGCGCGAGTCCTGTTACATCTCCTTCAGAACCATCTACTACCGCAATCGCATCTTCCAGATTTGTATCCGGTGTTGCTGACGCATAATCTACAGTTTGCGTAACTTTCGCATCAAAATGATTGTCTCCAATTACAGCAGATGCTGTTCCCGTTCTTGGGTTAATACCATGCATAGCTGCAAGGTCAAGTCCTTTCGCTACTTTCTTCGCAAATCCATCATTAAACGCTGTTAAAATATCCAACTGCTCTTCTTCTGTAGCAATCATAAATTCATCAGAGATTCTTGCACCATATTCAAACTTAACCGGTACAATTTTAACTGGTGCGATAGCAATACCGCCTTCGGTTTTCTTTCCATTCTCTGCGACAATATCAATTTCATTGTCCATAGAAAAAATCATTTCTTTCAATCCATTGAATGGAATCGGTGTCTGACCACATAATGCAGCCAGTGCTGACTTCCCTTTTACTTTTGTAATAAGATCTTTGACCAGTGTAGGGTCAAACATTGTTCCTTTTGATGTTGCCATATTTTTTATTCTCCTTTCAAACTAGCCAGCATGCCTTTCATTGCTGTCTTTTTGTCATCAATTTTTTGTGGATCTCCTCCTGCAAGTGGAGGAACATCTTTTTTTCTCAAGAATTTTGCCATTGTCTCAGCATCTTTCTTGATTTCCTCTTCATCAGATCCACTTAATCTACCTGCAAGTTCATATGGGATTCCATTTTCATGTGCAATTCTCATCTTGAGAGAACTGGTCTCGTATCCCTTGATCTTGCCCTGTGCCTCTTCAAGCTGTTTCTTGTATCCGAGGTTCTTTTCTCCATCACCGTTAATTTCCTTGTTCAACGCTGCAATCTGATGTTCAAAACCATCGGATTTTGCTTTTAGAACATCATAATCTTCTGCTTTTTTCTTGTAACCATCAAAGCCTTCATATTTTGCTTTCACTCCCGCAATGCGCTCTCCGATTACTTTATCAAGCTGCTCCTGTGTTGTAATTGGTGTAAATTCTGCCATTTTGTTACTCCTTTCTCCATTAACCGCTGGGTTGCGTAATATGTAAAAAGACACCCTAAGGTGTCTCTTAACAACTAACTCTTTGTTTTCTTTTCTTCGTTTTCGTCTCACTGCACGCCCAGTATGCAAGTATGATACTGTCAAGCAACGCAATCTCCATCTCTTCTTTCATTGCCTTGTAGCCAAATCCACCATTAGTTCCTATTGTTCTTTTTTCACAGTTGCTTACTACCTGTACTAATGATGGCTGCCCGAAATGGATAATATTTTTTTGATATAGCCCTTGTTCAAACGAGGCATTCGCGGCAATGATTTCCTTCACTGTCGGAAGGTGTGAATTTTTTATACCACAATCTTTCATTTCATTTTCCATTAACTGCTGTCCTGATGCTCCATCTATAATCACCTTTCTCGCTTTCCAGTTTTTCAAATATGCTAGTATCCATGTATCACCTGCACGTACTTCACGACAATCGATACACTCTAAAAATATCTTGCCATCTTTCGTTTTAGACGCAACTCCCATTGCCACATTCCCATCTTTGCTGTATTTGATCCCTACAAAAAGATCTCCTGTAAGCTCCGGTGGGACATCAGCTTTCAGTTCATTCCATTCTGTTGCGCTGATAGCTGATTTCTGATTATAGCGAATCCATAATCCTAATCGCTGGATATTAAAATCAATCGGATCTGAACCAATCTCATCCGTTACAGACCTTTCCGTGAATACAGTTCCAAGAGATGGATTTGTCTCGTACCAGGCATCTATATCTCTTATATCTGTCTGCTCCGGCACGGACCATTCCGCCCACCCGGAGTTAACCGTTTGCCCTTCCAAGGTTGCCTTACGGAATTTTGTGAAAACCGTTCCGGAGCTTACAGGAGTTGGTGGTGTTCCACAAAAAATTGTCTGTGGATTCTTGCTATCTGTAACGACATATTTTAATGCACTCTCCTGATCATCTTGGTACTCTTGCGCCTCATCGATAACCAATAAATCAAATCCTTCTCCCAGACCACCTTTTGATGTTCTGAATTCGATAATTCCACCGCCAGCAACTTCCAAATGTTCTTTTCCAAATGCCTTATATGAAGAAACGACCTCGATATTTGCTTTCTTTAGCAAATTCGAAAGTCGTTCCCATGCGCTGTGTGTAGTTGTGGTTCTATGTGCTGTATGTAGGATTCTTTCGCCTTTCTTTAATCCATACATCTCCCTTATTGCAACAATTTCATTCTTTCCATTACGCCTTGGGACTGAATACCCGAATTTGGTATGTACCCATAACCCCTCTTCGTTTACGGCCAAAATGTCTGACAGTAGAAGCTCCTGCCACTCCTGTGCAGTTCTTCCTGTCGAATTGTAAATGTCTATTGCTTCAGCTCCATATGTTGAAGAATAAGGCAGCACGACAGATTGTGTCGGGGTCTGCCGCCCCTTCCTTACTTCTCCCATGTAGCCTCCTCAAAAAATATAAGCCACCAGAATAATCTGGCAGCTTATTTAATCTCTATTATATCTTTTATTTCATCTAGCGGAATTCCATAAAATACTTTTCCGGCATCTAGTTCTATTTCTTCTTTTCCAGACGATGTGTCGTATTCTGACACTGTATTGGTGAATATCCCTTTTATACGATTTCCGTCTATATCTGTCACAATAATTTTTTTGTGCAAAAATCTTTTTACTTCATCATATGTCATGTTTTTAGCCTCTTTTTGCTCGGGTAATCATATTTCATTCTCAATTTCTTTTATCATTTCATTGAACATCTCTTCAAGTGTATAATCATCGAGATAATATGATTGTCCATCATCAGCCATGTGTGTTTTGGCTTTTTCCTCATTATCTGCGAATTCAATTACGAGACGTTTTTTTTTCTATAATATCAATATGTATGGCTACTTGATTCGGTAAAATAAACCAATCTTCATTATTGATTTTACGTTCTTCATATATTTTTCTCAATCTGTTTTCAATATATTCAACGCTTTCTCTCGTCTTAGTCATTTTTCTCATCTCCATTCAGATTATAGCGCTTTGTCCCTGTTCTTCCGCTTGATGTTTTATAATAGGCTTCTCCATGATGGCTATTGGTTTCAGGATGATATTGTAAATATCCGTCCCCATCATAAGAGACTCGAAATCCACCGCCTTCTTCAAATGGTATGCCTTTTAAGCTCCCTCTTCCTAATGGTTTAACTTCATATCCGGCTTTCTCCAATGCTTTTTTCAATCCTTCCGGTGTATATGCCTGAAACATCTTTGGGTGTTCAGCTATCCTGATTGCTAATTCATTTTTTTCTCTTGCTTTTCTTTCCTCTATTTTATCAGATTCTTTTTCGTATTTCCATTCTTTTGTCCATACATTTTGCTTTTTACCGTCTCCCGGATAATACTCAACAATGCAATCACAATTATCATGTCGCCGAAACACATCTTTAGGAACATCTGGATATACATATGTTCCAGCTACCTGATTACACCATTCGCAACAATGTCCGGAGGATCTCCGTATAATCTTTGGTCTCAATCCAGCTTTTGCATGAAAATCTGCATTTTTTTGAACAGTATCGTCCATTGCTTTCTGAACCAAATTCCGTACAGGTGCATCGAGAATCCATTTCACATCATCAAAATATTCCTCACTTGAAATCCGATTTACAATACCATTTATATTATCCTGTTGGATTTGTGCTCTTATTGTTTTAATTCCAATGCCTGCTGCTTCGTTCATAATCTGCTGTACAATAGCTGCATTATCTGCCGCCATCTCATAAGCTTCCCTCAACGTCGGATCCAATACTCTGGAAGCAATGTTATAATACATCTTTCCATCTGGCAATATATCAGATGATAAGTTGTCCGAATATGATTGCGCTAAGATTTTCCCAATCTCTTGTGCCACCTCGTTTGCTTGGCTGTATGAAGTCTTACCTCTCTGTGCCTGTTTTTTGAAGTTTTTAATGATGCTGCTCTTTTCAATATCATGATAGAATTGTTTCTGTATCTTCTCCAAAAGTCCTGGTGTGATGTCCTCCATAGGCTACACCTCCGGAGTTACTGGCAGATTGCTCATGTTAATTCCAGTTAAATCTCTTAAGTTATCTGCATTGAAATATCCTGGCACTGCCTGGTTAATCTTAATTGCTCCATCTCCAATATTGGACAGCATTGCTGCATCTGGTTCAAACACTGGTTCCCAGATTGACGTCGTCATATATACCTGATTGCGGTAATATTGATAATCATCACGTAGACATGCAGCCAGATAGCCAGCATTCAGGAATCCACTGCCAAACGCTCGCTGTGCTTTTCTTGCTGTCAGTCTCAGATTCTCGTGCGATGCCTTGATTGCTTCCTGGCTAGCCGGATTCTCCGTTGCAAATCCTAAGTCATCAAGGGTCAATCCGGTCTCTCCGGCAAACAACGCGGCGAACATTTTAAGTTGATCTAAGTGTGGTGCCATAGACTGCTGCTGGAATTGTCCTAAAGTCGGCGAATCTCCCTCCTCATCTTTATCAAATTGTAATAAGCTTGATACGGTAGCTTTCCACTTATCCATCTGTTCTGCGTCCGGATCCAGGCCAACTACATATTTTTGCGGAAACGAATAAAACTCTGCAGTTATCTCAGATCGCTTCAAAGTTCTCATTGCTGATTCTGTAATTGACATACATGCCCGGCTGATTCTAGAATGTCCAAATACTCTCTTGGCATCTGGTCGGAATATGATTGGCACCAGTAGCGGTGCTGGTACGTTATCCTCAAAAAGCTGAACAGGGACTCCGTTTCTGTAGATTACTGTCCACCCTTCTACAAAATAAGCCTCTACGGTCACTTTTTCATTGTCATCACGTTCCAGAACCGCGTAGCCTTCCGTGAGCAGATTTGTGATTGGATTGATAATTCCAGTCGCATTTGCTCCATCAATTACCTGCAGTCTTGGAAAACCATCTTCACCTTTCGAAATGTAGATAAAACAACAGGAAGAAATCAATGCCGACAGTACTGCGGAATCATATAATATATCCGGATTATTCATTCGAAATATCCCTGTCATGTCAAAATTGTCATCGCGAAACCCCCGGAATTCTAGCCTGTCCGCAATCGAATCTACGGCTTTTGCATTCCATCCAAGTACCGCCTGTAACCATTGCAGGCTAGGTGGTGTGGCAATTCCCATATCCCGTGCTATATTTTTCATCTCATAGAATTTATACCGTTTTATACTCGGCTTCTCTTTCGATTCAGCTTTTTTCTCAGGTATTCTATGCCCCTATAATCTGCCATTTATTTCTCCTTTCCACGCCATTTTCTCTTAGCGTGTGTTTTTTTTCGCAGTGACGGTGTGAAGTCCGCGCGCACCCGCGGTGGGGGAGGTATGCCCCCTATCCGTCAAGATTATTTAGGTCTATAATTACTCCAATCAAATGTATGAGGAAGTACCCTGTTTCCAATTGATTCTTCTTGTTTTCCTCCGCCTCTACTGTCTATCAGCTTGTCGCTCTTCTGTCTGTTACAGGTCCAATGTGCAAGCTGCATATTATCCAAGTCAGATGGATGTCCACCTTTCGCGATTGGAATAATATGATCTATGCATGGCGACAACGGATGTGGATACTTGAGTGAAAAGTCCACAGGCTTTCCACATATTCCACACACAGTCTGGGTTGCATAAATCTTTTTCTTATTCTTTTCAAAAGCTCCACGGTGGGTACCGTCTTTATCTGGTCTATTCCTCCTCAATATTTACTTTCTCCTTGCATGCAAATGGCAGCAATCAATTGACTGCTGCCATTATCTTCTTCTCTTTATTCATCCACTTTTTCATTAAAACCTTGTTAATTCAAAACACTTTTCCCTAGTTCCTCCTTACAAAGTTTCGTAATATTCTTTTATAATATTCATTATGTTCAACATCGTAACACAAACATTTTTTCCCTTCCAAATTATTTTTATAATTTACTCTTTGATTTTCTTTGTT